ATCATAACTCACTTATTAACCGTAGATCAGAACGGTTGCGTGGTGATCCTGCTACTGATGATGATGAGGGGGAAGCAACAGGTATTCCAACTGCAACCAAACCAAATCTTAAAAGTGTCTCTGATGAAGCAGCGAAGGAGACACGGAGCTTCTGGGAAGAACCTGACCCCAAGGGTATCATTGCTGATGCCAATCCTTATATCTCTGCTGCATACCCCTACAACCATGTATTCGAATCTGAGTCTGGTCATATCACAGAAGTGGATGACAGTCCCGGCGCAGAACGAATGTTTCGTCAGCATATGGCAGGAACATTTGAAGAGATACACCCAGACGGCTCTGTTGTCACCAAGATTATTGGAAATAACTACGAGATTGTTATCAAAGATGAGAACATTGTCATCAAGGGTTCACAGAATATCACGGTTGAAGGCTCGGTACGCGAACTGATCAAGGGGGATTACATACAGGAGATAGAAGGAGACTTCTTTCAAAAGATACACAAGAATCATCGTGTCAAGGTGGGTGCAGCAAGTGCTGATCATCCTAGAGGGCCCGGTGGTAATCGTGAGGAAGAGATTATCGGCAATCATGCGTTCAATATCAACGATGATATCAAGGGCAGAGTTGGTGGTGATTCGGTTGTCACCTTTGAGAAATCTAAAATTCAAATTGTGGGTGGCGGATATGATTTGGATGTCACAGGCAAGACGATGGGTTCAAACGAGGGGGGTGATGGTGTTTTCATATCAACCAACTCTAATTATACCGTGATTGCAAAGACTAATATATCGCAGACAACTATATCAGGTATTGTGTCTATTAAGTCAGGTTCTACTTTGAATATAAAGTCCGCCGGTACATTCACATATGCAACAGAGGCAGATTTAGTAGGAACAACATCAACAACATGGACTCACACATCTACAGGTAATATAGATATTGACGGTGCAAGGATTGACTTGAACTAATGGCTCACGAATTTAAAATATTGAATACATCTGGAGTAACCACAACGTACACAAGTTACGAAGCAATTCCAGTTGATTCAACCTTAAAGAATGTCCTAAAATTTGTGCCAGATTTGGGAACTCTGGTTGACGCAAATGAAATATTAATTGAAGATACACCTGATACGGGTTTTTTTGATAAGATAATACCAGAGGATTGGACAACGAGTTCAGAAAATCATTTAGTGTTAGAAACCTCAGCTGATTCTATTGCAGACAATCATTATCATCCACCGACACAAGATCATCATAGAGTAACGCCAAGAGATTCTAGCATCATGGATATCTTAGACTCCTCTGGTGATATTATACAGGAAATATTTGGAAATATAACAAGCTCAGGTTCAGATTTTATAATCAAAAATTCTAGTAACACTACATTAAGAGCTATTAAACAAACATCTTCTTCCAGCCCAAATGAAACATTTTTACTTAAAAACTCTTCTGGAACTGTTATAACAACACTTACATTTTCGTCAGTAGAGATAAATAGTGGTACTGAATTTTTGAGAGATGATGATCATACACCCGAAGAACATAGAGAAATTGCACTTTGGGATTATAAATTGCAATTGATCATGAAACAGGAGAGAGAAAATGCCAGCAGTAACTAGAATAGGTGATGCAGATATTCCACATTGCTCTGCGCCTGCACGAGCAGAAGGGTCACCAACTGTATTTGTGAATAGTATTGCATGGTCGCGACAGGGTGACAATAATACGGGACACTTAAAACCAGGCGCACCATGTCCAACTCATGTAGCACCAATTGCTGTAGGATCAACAACTGTGTTTGTTAACAATAAGGGCGCGGGTAGAATTGGTGATGCAATTAGTGGATGTACTTCTGTTGCTGAAGGAAGTCCCAATGTATTTGCAGGAGGTTAGACATGGTTGATTTTTCAGTTCCAAATTTATGTGGCGCTAGTCTAGAACTGAATGATGTTCTATCTAAACTTGCTGATGCGAAAGCAGACGCAAAGGCAAAACTTAATGAAACCGCTTCTACTGCTGCAGCTGCATTTGACGAGACACAGAACGAACTTGCTGGATTGAAGGATAAACTCCAGTCTATTGAGATACCAACTCTACCCAAGTTAAACTTGCAAGCAGAGATAACAAGTCTTTTGTCTCAGGTTCCGGGCAGTGTAGGTTACGCGGTTGCACTTGCAAAAATTGGTGTGGAATTTAAAGATGATATTGAATCTAAAGGTCTGACTCTAGAGACTCTTGTTTCTGCCGCTGCTGTATCAAGTGACCTCATATGTAGCGTTGTTCCAAATCTTGAAAAGGACTCAGGTAGCACTGAACCAGCAGTAGAAAAACCTGTTGCAGTAAAACAAGCAGCTGTCGCAGCAATTGCAGAAGATGTATCTGTGGTAAAACAAAATGAAAATGTTGAGACAAAGGTTATAGAGAACAAAGAAAAGACAGAGGCGTATAAGGTTGGGACAACACCACCAACATCAGATACAGGTGCCTTTACCGTTGCAACAGAAACAAAAAAAATATCTGTGAAATCAACTTCAAAGAGTTCAAAGGAAATTAAATCGTCGGGACAAAATAGTTATAGTTCAACGACTTCATCGAAAGAATCGACAACCACTGTCGAGACTGAAGTTACCCCGAAGGGATCGAGTAATAATATTGCGGCTAAGGGCACTGGGCACACCCACAAGAAAGTAACGGTAACTGAACGGATAAAGTTTGCAGATTTGAAAATTTCTGGCGATGATATACAATTCACGAAGTTAAAACATAAACCTGTTCATATAATATCTGCATATGTCTATCCGTCCAACCCCGATTCACTTTTGAAAACCCCTGATGATTTTTCTGAGAAATTCCCACTTCTCGAAGGTTTGGTTCCAAAAGATTTCGGTTCCTATAAGAACCAAGAATACCGGGCACTGAGAGCCGTTTGGCGTCGAGCGGGGAAACCCCCATATTATGACAGCTGGTTGGGCCCACATATGGTTGAGATTTTAGAAGGCGGCAGTGATGCGGGCGGGTTCTCAGCTAGAATAAGTGCTGATCAAACTGTGGTCACTATTGATTCAGATGACAGACCTACAGGAAATCATCCCGGCAATATAATTGCTGAGGAAAGTCTCTCTTTCATTTTGGGAAAGGTAAAGAAACACGTTCGGGTAATTACATTTCGAAATAGGGACGGTAAACGCCGCACCAATCACATATACAACAAAAAGTATAAGGGGTATGCGGCACAAATCACATATGATTATCTTGACAACTATGATGCCGATGTTGAGGATGAATGATGAGAGTTAGTATAAATACAAACAAACCTAAAGGAGTTATATTATGGGAAAGAAAAAGTCAAGAGAAACAGAAACATCAAGGGGTGAACGCAACAACGTCAATAAGGATTTGATTAAGTCTCTTCGTAGGGATTACATGCAGAATGATCTTGCAAGAATGAAAAATCAAATTGCTGCATTTAAGAAGGGTAAGAATGTCATGGTGACTATTCCTAACTCAAATCCAAATGAAACAAACAAAAGATTCATTCGTGTCAATGCAAATGACGTTTGGAAATTTAATAAACCTTATATGATGAAACAAAACACCGCAGAGAGTGTATAAATATAATAAAAAGGAATACTCATGGCTGCAAAAGACGCATACACTGACGGCACGTTTCAAGGTGAAGACCGTGCAGCTCAGTTGTATTCTGATATTGATTTATTCTTTGGTCCTAAAATTGGATCAAAGGATGTTTCGAAAGTCACTAACATTACAGCAGTCAAGAGGTCTGTAAGAAATCTTATACTAACAAATTTCTATGAGAAACCCTTTCACCCAGAGATTGGTTCTGGTGTGAGAGATATTCTGTTTGAGCCTATGACTCCGATCACGGCATATATCCTGACTATGAAGATTGAAGAAGTGATTGATAACTTTGAACCAAGGGCTAGACTCGTTGGAGTTCGCGCTACACCCAATCTTGATAACAACGCATATAATGTAACCATTGAGTTTTATGTTGTTAATGCACCCACAGAACTTGTGAATATGGAAGTTCTATTAGAGAGATTACGATAATGGCAGCAACTAGAAAAAGACTCAACGTAACAGAATTTGACTTTGATGAGGTTAAAGATAATCTAAAAGTCTTTATGCGAAATCAGACAGAGTTCAAGGACTATGACTTTGAGGGTTCTGGTCTTAGTGCGCTCCTAGATGTTCTCGCATACAATACTCACTATCTTGGTTTCAATGCGAACATGCTTG